TAGAATCTTGTATCACTCACGCTACCAAAATAATAACGTAGTGAGCGAACTAAAATTTGATATCTACGATTGCCTAAGCTTGTGAATTTAACAAACCAATTTGCGTCACTATGTGGTCTTATAGTCCATCTATCTTGGTTTACTAATAGTGAGTTGTTGAATACTAACGTAAAATCTTGTTCTAATTCCATTTTAATAATAGCTTCTTGAATATTAGAAATGCTTATAGAATTATCAAACACGGGTATTATCTGTGTTAATAAGCAGCCGCTAGGTACAAATCCGTTCAACGTCACAGGACCAGTACCATTACTGAAATTACCTTCGCCATTATTAGATCCATCACCGACAACATTTAATACTGTTGTCCATAATGTAGTTGGATTAGTACCAGGTAATCCTAATACTAATCTATTATTGACATCAAAATAATAACCGGTTGGCGCCGTAAATTGTAGCATAGCACCTTTAGTGATGTATTTTGTATTGTTAGTTGAGAAGATACCTATCTGTGTAGGTGTTCTGATAGTCAAATCAATATTATAAAAATATCCGTTTTCACTATTAGCATCTACAGTGCTTGTTTGCCAATATACCGCTGATGATCCTGTAGTTGGTAAAGTAAATCTTTTATACCAACTACCTTCGTTTATCGATGATTCATTTATATAATATTGATTTGCGCGATTTAATGATAATGCACCTGCTAAAGTATCAGTAAAGAAATTAATAACATCGCTGTTATTGTTAATTGTTAAATCTAAAACAATATTATCATCGTTTTCCCATATTGCGCCATCGTCGCCGAAACTATTGATGCTTGAATATTTTCCAGTTGGATCTAGTAAATCTAAATTTTTTGATACGCCGATACTACTACGGTTTATTGATTTTGATTTAATGATTGAACTGTATAATGTATAAGGAAAGTTGTTGTAATCCTCACCGTTCACCATGCGATTCTGTGTGTAGTAGCGTGTTGGTGCGCGTTGCTTGATGCTTGGCAAACTTTCGCGTGCCTGCGCATTGCTTACAGGTTGTGTTAACTGTAAGCCTAAAGTTAAGGTCTCGGCGCGACCCTCTCTTGTGATGTACGTGAACGCGACCGTCACACCTTGCATCTCGTTTGGATCGATTGTATAAGTCAATCCATTGCTTGCACGAACATAGGCTCTAAATGTCCCGACAGGAATATTACTAAACACACCATCACCAAAATTGTAAGTGACTTGATCGTTAAATCTTGAGCTTACACTAAAAATACTTTTACGTGATGTTTCTGTTTGCAAATAAGCATCAGCATAAACATTATCAACTTGATTCCACAAAATGCGTGTATTGTTATTGGCATTAAGTTGATATAACCATGTGTCTGTATTATTGATACCTTGTATATTGACCGGCACCGCTTGGTTAGCAATTTGTTGTTCTAGCACAAAGTCATAATTGTTAAGCGAACCTTGTTTGAAGTAAAAGAAATAACCTGTATTTGCGCTACCGAATCCTAACTTGTCATTTCTGTATAACATGTTGAATTTGCCGGTAGGCGCAGGAGGTAATTCATATAATGCATCACTATCTACACTTGATACACTTACCAATTCGAAATTCATACTGATGCCATCTACTGATGTGCTGAACGGTACTATCGGCAAACTATTAGCAGGTATTTGTAATGCATATTCCGCTGTTGCGATTCCTAATAAATCACTCACATTTCCTGGGCGACCGATGCGCTGACTGCTTATCAATGCAGCGTTAATGATCGTATTATATTGTTCAAACCAATTTGGATTTGCTGGATCGTTCCAAAGTATGATGGCATTACTTAGATTAATGCCGTTAAAATCTGTGATGTTCTGTGTTGTTTGTATGCTTACTACCTTTAACATTCCCTCAGCACATAAATTGCGTTTTGGGGTATAGCTCACAAGATTAGCTAGTTTGATGACGCTATCGCGGCGTTCGGCTGTATCTATAAAGTTTTCGCGGGCGTTTAGATCGTTTCTGAATGCTAGACCTTGACCCATGAACGCCATAACGTCTAATAATGCTATGAATTCTGAACTTTCTACATAGTCATTATATGTTTCAGGGTAGTAAATGCGTAGGTAATCTATGAAACTTTTACGTAATGTTTCATAGTCATAACTGCGGAAGTCGGCTTCACGGAAGGTTTGATAGATTGTTTTCCAATCATTTATACCAAACAATGCTGCCTGTCTAGAACTTGTAGCCATGATCAATCTCGTATTTTAATTATTTATCTAACCATAAAAACCGGTTTTTTAAGATCAAGCTACGCTAGCACTGTTTGTATTAGCGTCTAAAAATATGCTTAATAGTTCTGTTTGATTGAAGGGGACGATAGACATCTCTACTTCTAATAATATACCGTTTTGTTGCGGGTAAGCATTAACATAATTGACCATCAATCTAGGATCCTGACTGGCGATACGTCTAATTTCAGTTTCTAAAGCAAGTTGTGTGTCTTGTATGTTAGGATCAAAAACATATCCCCATATCGTTGTCCCATAGTCGGGTTGACCTACTTTCTCGCCCTGACGTATGTTTAGAGCATTGATTAAATCCTGTACGACTAGTCTTTCATCAACTATACGATACTTTTTTCCTGCAATAATTGGATTAGTTATTGAACCTACACCTCCCTGATAGCCAGGAGTCATGTTTGTGGATCTAGGCTTGTTTGCGTTTATTGTACTGAATCCAATATATTGTGGCATATAACTTATTTATTAACCTCTACTTCCAACGCCGCTAGATAAACTTCCCGATACAACTCTATTAGTTGGCTGACCACTAGTAGTCTGGCTTGTGCTGTTTTTACTTGTATCTGCGGTGTTTCTTATAGCGAATTGTGGGAATTCGTTATATAGATTGTCCAATTGTTTCTTTACCGCATTGCGCTCTGCTGCTTTTGCTTCATATTTTGCTCTTAGGCTTGCTACTACGCTTGATCCTTGCGGCAATGTGTTTTCAGCTAAACCATATGCTGTGTAGGCTGCTATAAATTCGTCATTTTTCTTTTTATACTCTTCTTTAAGTTGTTTTTGTTTCACGATAAATTCTTTTCTTTCTTCAGTGGTCTTTTCAATTTTACCAGATGCTTGTTCACTTACACCTATATAATTAGGCTCAGGTATTGCAGCATCATTCATAGCATTCTTAAGTTCGGCTGCAATTGTTTTTCTATCTGGCACAGTATTGACGCCGGCGCTAGGGGACTTTAATCCTAAACCTGCTGCAGCGATTGAACCTAATGCGTTTTGTAAAAGAGAAGCTGCGCCGGCGGGTAACTTACTTGTAGCCATATCAATCAAGCCATTCACGCCTGCTTCCTTTAACGACGTTAAATTATTTTGTGAAAATAAACTGTTTGCTAACGATAAAGCATTTGACTGTATGTTGTTTAATGCGTCTGTTGACAAGTTTTTGAGTTGTGCTTGTAAGTCGGCAGTGCCGGGCAATGAGGGAAGATTTCCCTTGCTAAAGTCTGTGATGCTTGCTACTGATCCTAAAGCGCCGGGTAAATTGTTTAACCCTGCCGCTAAAGATGCTGCTGTTGTAGACAAAGAACCTGTAACTGTCGCTCTAGATAAATCTTTTAATGTGTTTCCGGTAAATGGATTTGACAGTAAGTCTGGTAATTCAGCTTGTCCAAAAGGACTTGCTATAGAACTACTTATAGATTGATTTGATTGTACTGATTCACTTCCATTGCTAGGCATGTTAGCTAAATTCATCAATGATTGACCGATATTAGTAATATTTTGAGGTAATTTAGTAATATTTGAGATTTTACCCTGTGCTTGTTGAGCCAATTGATTTGATGATGCGCTCAATGATGCTCCGGACACTTGTAATGCTTTATTTTTTTGTGCTTCTGTTAAATCATTTGGTACATTTGGTTTTAAATTTGGAATGCTATTTTTTATGGTCTCATAAGCATCAGCTTGCAACCCTCTTCCTGTGCTTACTAAACCACTTGTAGCCGGATTTTTTGCTAAACTTTGCAATGCTGTCTCTACACCATCTAAAGAGCCTAATCCGCTTTCTGCAAGCTTACCTGCAAAGTTACCTGCTTCAATATCTTTTTGAGTTGCGTTTAAATCGCCTCTTGGTTCTTTTTGAAGTATACTACCATTTACATCTTTATTACTTTTGATAACACCTAAAACGTTATCAACGCCGTTATTTGCTGCGCTTAAAATGACTCCATTGATCTCGCTAGGTGCTTCCGCTCCAGTAATTAATCCTGCATTCTGAAGGCTAGTCTGTGCAACTTGCAAGTTTTTTACAACAGCATTTGATTGTGCAGGTATATTTCTTACAAAACTATTATAATCTTTTGCTCCAGATTTACCTGTAAAGATTGCAGGTGGCATGGCTTTTGATATGTCTACACCTGATGATAGTAAACTTTGTACTAAACCAGATGAGCCCGGCTTTATTATACCTGCGTTCTCTAACTGTTTAGGTGTAAGTGCATATTGTCCTATATACGTGTCTATGCCCTGTTGAGTTTCTACAGTTGTAAATCCTTTAGTAGCAGCAGGTGCTAAATTACTTTGAGCAACATTTTGTGCTATAGTTCCAAGTGTTGCTTGCGTGGTTAAAGGTCCTATGCTAGGACTGACCTCAGGGGTTTTAGTTGCTTTTATGATATTTGCATTTTCAACTATCATAATTTTTTATCTTCCACCTCGTAACGAGGCTTTAGGTGATTGCGGTAATTTATTATTAGCTGCACCACTTGTTTGTACATTAACCCCTAATCCTGCCATGTCCCAAGGAGCATGTGCAGGTGCACGGCTTGTAATGCTCTTAAGTTTATTAGGAGCAGCAGTCCAACCTTTCGTGTTATCAAACAACGTATCAGTATGTTGAGTTTGATCGATGACTGGCACTGTTTGTGGGTTAGTCGATGTTTTTCCTGAATTTAAATTAACTCGACTACCATTCACAAATGCTTTCGCACCACTAGCCATGCTAATATCGCCTTGACTATACATGCTATATGGACCATCAGCTTTAACAGTATGTGTGCCCATAGTATATTGATTAAAGTTAGCGCCTACTCTTACTTTTGTATCTTTTTTACTTTCAATCTGTATATTTTCTGCTTGTATGTTTAAATTTTTAGTAGCGTTTATGTTTATATTATTATCAGCATGTAAGTTGATGTCGCCCTGTGTTCTTACGTTAAAACTGTTTGTTGAGTAAATGTCTACAGTTCCTTCTTTACCTAATTCAACATAACTTTGTCCATTAGCATGTAATATCATTAATGTTTGACCGCTATCGCTCATCATTATTTGATGACCTAACGAACTACGTATACGTATTAAATTATCTTTACCGGCGATGTCGCCATCATCCATAACTAAAGTATGTCCGCCTCTTCTGGCAACAACTTTTAATTGTTTATTTTTTTCTTGTAAGTTGTCAACAACCGTCTCGTCGTTGTATCCACCTTCATAAATTGGTCTGCCGGGAGTGCTTATACCAAATCCTACTCTACTAATATTCTCGCGCTGTGCGCTACTAGTGATTGGTCCACGAATAGGATCGCGGATTACGCCCTGCTGCCACATCGTGCTTGCTATCCAGCTTTGTACTGGTTTAGCCGCGGTCAAATATTTTGTTGTTTTTGTAAATTCTGGATTGTTTGAATTTATATTTGTAGTGGGCAATATAGGAGCATCACCGTATTTTTTTGCTTCAGCCTGATTAGGTACGATCACATTTGTCGCGCCTATAGCAGGAACCATTTGTAATGCGTCAGCTTCAGGTATGCAACCTATATAAAATCCGCTATCCAATTGACCATCAGCAAAAATACAAAGCACTTGTGTGCCGACATCAGGTGGACTAAACCACATGCCATAACTACTTGAATTTCCTTTGTATGTGCCTTCACCTGATTCAGGGCTTGCTGCTCTAGTCAGCCCATAGAAAGGGCTTAAGAATTGTACTTTGCGCCAGTTGCGATAATCTTCAGGATCGGTGCCGCTGTTGTCAAGCAAATATACTTCTAACGTACCCATTCGTTTTGGGTCGCTATTATTTTTCACTATGCCTATAACGGGAGCAATTCTAGGATTAGCTCCACCGCTAAATGGACTACTACGTTTTGTAGGACCTTTTGCTTTTTGAACGTCTTGTGCCATTAATATCTCCTAATTAAGGTCCTGTAAATCTTCCTGTGCGAATCGCTTCAATCTCATCTGGCATATAGCCTAAATTAAACAATTCAGCATCACTCAATCTATTTAAATCTGTTGGTTCTCTACCTTGGTTTTCTGTTTGCGGGGCGTTGTCCGGAGTTGGTTGAACATTACTATCGTCATCAGCGACGGCGCCTTGAGGCGTATTTTTAGTTTGTTGACTACTTTGTTGTGCAGGTGCTGATTGTATCGCGGGAGAACCTTCTTGCGGTGCTTTAGCAGGTTTGCTTCCCGGAAATGTCGGGCCTATCAAATTCAATGTTTGCTCAAATCTACCGTTTGCAAATACACTATCAACTTCAGTAAGTATATAAACTATATTATCCTTTGCTATAGCTTTAACATCGTCTGGATATTCAATGAACAAAATGTTTTGATTTATGTTTTGCAAACCTGTTTTATCTTTATAGTCTTTGCCTTCTTTAAAAGAAACTTCGACAAAGACTTGTCCGCCCTGTGCATTGATAGTAAATCCATCTGTATCATAAAATTGATCATACAGAGAATTGATAGAGGTCGCTGCATCTCTTATAAGAAAATCGGGGTCGCCTAAGATTTTCATACGACCTGAATAATATGCTCCCAAATCATTTAAGTAGGTTAATACACTATTTTGTGCTTCTAGGCCCACACCTAATGCTGATGTCCTGTCGCCGTTATTTCTTACACCGGTCGCGATGGGCATCACGCCACCGCCTGTCGCTGTACCGGCTGGATTGTCTCCTCCGCCGCCATCTGAACGCAATCCTGTATTACCCGCACTACCAGTACCATTTGAGCCGCCTGTACCGGGTCCAGAATTATTTGCAGGATTTTGTGATTCTCTACCACCTGCGCTTGTCTGTCCACCACTACCGGCTGCCTCAACTGATGGTCCTAATCCTAACACACTATTAAAATATAGATAGTTAAAATTAAAATCCATATCTAAAATTTCAGTGTTCTGCCCTGTAAACCAATACTGATATCGTTTGTGCGGACCATAATATTTTTTACCTGCGATACCATATGGTGTCTCGATGCTTGGTACATCATACATTTGAATTATATAATTCATTTTGTACGTCCAATCGCCTATAATAGGATCCCAGTTAGCCTCTGTTATTTCTGGTTTTATATTAACCCAACGTATGGGAGCGGGTTCTTTTTGTGTTTGTTCATAATTTTTCTTTTCTGGATCAGGTTCTTGTGCATTGACAAATATAGTTTTTAATGCCTTCTCCATCAATGTACTTCTTTTTATGATTGTTTCGATTGCTGAAATAATAGTAGTGTCTTGATTAAATTGAAACTCTCTTTCTGTAGGTTCGGCAGTTTTAAAATTTTGTCCGTCTGTAGATTCATCTGTTGTTGTGGCTGTAGTAGATCCCCAACGATATTTTTTAAGATCGGCATCTGATACTAATGGTGCTTCTTTTACTAATGTCTCGGCATCTCCTAAATATGTTACAGTAAATTCATTGGCAAATTTCTGGCTAGGTGGGTTTAGAGTAGTTTTATCTTTTTCTATTTTATTAAGATTTTTAAATAATCCTAATTCGCCCATCAATGCATCGTGAACTGTTTTACCTTTGACTTTATTTCCCTGTGGCATTCTTCCACGCTTCACGCCTAATAAGGCTTGCCCATTGATGCTTACAGCCCTACACTGATACTGAACCGCTCTACCGTTAATTTGAAACTTCATCTCACTAATCTGTATATCATAAAAGTTTTCAAATAACGCATCGCCACCTAATGGGTCAATTGCGTTTCCATAACGTGCATCTGAACCTTTCACTAATCTACCATCTTGATCGTAACCATAAAAACGAATGCCTAATACGAAAAACTGTCTAAAGGCATTAAACAATTTTTGATAGTCCGGGGTGCTACTATAGGCCTTAAGTGCCTCGCTTGCTCGTTTTAAATCACTTAAGAAACTAAAACCATATGGTTCAGTGATTGTAAAAGATAATTCTGATACAGCGGTTGCTGATGTTCCTGTAGATTTTGTGCTGGTCAATGTTTTGAATCTTAAATTATCTATAAAATAGTCTACAGGTTCATTTTGACTTGAAGGGGGCATTCTTTGACTATTTTGAGCATTAATACCGCCGCTTTGTGCGATAATAAAAGCTCCGCCTGTGGGAGGTTTAGAGCCTTGACCTACAGGAGTGGCGCGACTTAATGCATCTATCTTTCTTCTACCCGATGCAACGAAAGCCTTGTATGCGTCAGGTGTTATCATATAAAGTGAAATGTTGTATGTATAACTAGCCATTTTACTTAATGGATTATACAATCTACGACCTGGTTTGCCTGCTGTAGGTTTTGGTTCTGGAACTCGTTTACCTGTTACAACTACCTCTTCTAGTTCATCCTTGCTTGCTGAAATTCCTATCTCTGGTACGCCGTCAGCGCCTATAGTTGCCTGTTGTCCAGGATCATTAGGACCAAATCCATCTACTGCATTAGTCTTATTAGGATTACTATCGTCATCAGCTTGGCCTGTCAATTGAGGTTTTTTTGCTGCGGCTGCAGGGTCTTGCGGGTTGTCTGGAGCCTGTGCTGTGGGATTAGCCTCTGTTGCAGGTTCGGCAGGTTTAGTTTCAGCAGGAGAATCCTCACCTAACCATTTTCTGTAACCAGATGCAGTTTCATTATCTACTTGTACAATTTCTGAAAATTGAGTGCGTAAAGTCTCGGCTAGCAATGCAGATTGTTCAGGATTTAGGCCTGGTACACCTCCTGCATTCCTTATTCGTTGCCAGTATGCTAAATCACCTGTTACCTGTTTTCCCGGTAAAAATAAAGTAATAGTAGGTTTGTTAGTAGAAGGATCAATGGTGCCAGTAAGTACCATTTCATATCTAGGAAATTCTGAATTTACATTCGGAGGTGTTTTGACAGTAACCGACGATTGATAATCTACATAGGCCATATTATATACCTAATACTTGTCTTAGTGTCTCTAATTTAGGTATGTATATTTGAACTCCGGCAACAAAATCAAAATATGGATCAAAGCCTAATCTATTAGGATTACGTGCAGCGAATATCCACCATAATCTTCCGTCACTGTACAAGTCATATGCTAGTAAGTCAGGACGATATTGATAAACTTCAGGTATAGTATAAAGCACATCGCTAGAGAAACTTGGTATTGGTCTGTAGACCATGAAGTCCAAATACTTCTCATTAAAAATTCCTGTATCTTTATAAGGACTTGTTGATGGATATAAATTATTCTGTGCCATTACCAGTGACCTGCTCCTTTTCTACCTTGTGCTCCATAACCTCTGATTAGATTACCATTAGCATAATCCTTGAGACTGAACACGTTGCTTGTTTCGTAGCGTGACATGATCGGTACGCAGCTTATTTGTAAATTGATTTTAGTTGGTACATAAGTGACATTTTGTTCATTTACGAATGAGCCAGGTTTAAAACCTGATTGTACCCAATTAGGAGCCGATAATGCGCCACCGGGGGTTAGATTTAATCCCACTGCATTTCCTATCGTAGCTATCCCTTGTGATAGTCGGCCTTGTATATAATCTTGCGCTATCTGTCCCCAACCTTTTTTGATCACAGGTTTATTTGGAATACTTGATTCTCTTCTTCCTGTGACTGTAACTTCTTCTAATCCATCTAGTTCTGGATTAGCTCCGGCTCTTATATAATCTACATCTGAAGGTAAGCTATAGTTAAAATTTTGTATCGCTAAAGGGTGTGCGTTAAATTGAAATTCTCCTAAACCATATAAGAAGCACATAGGAGGTGGTGTGCCCGGTTTAGGATTTTGATCTTGACCATAAAACATTTTAGTGGCGCTTCTAAAGAAATGTATCACGGCTAGTAGATATCTAGCCTCTTGCGTATCTTGCGCTGTAAATTCACAGCCGATAGAGATGTTATCAACATAACTATTTTCATATTGATAGTATCTATAATTGCTATGTGCAGGATCTACTGGCTGATAATTTGCGCCATATGTTACTTGTATGCTAGGTGTATAAGGAAATATAACACCGTCTGTATTACGCAATGGTTGAAGCAATGAATTGCTACTATCATTATACAAATAAGTTGAACTTGGTGCTAATGCAAGTCGCACTCTCCAATCTTTTCTTGCTTTGAAATTAGTTGACTCTCTTTCTGTTGCCTGATTTCTAGCATTACTAGTCGCGCCCGTCGTACTGTTAGGTCTTTTAGCTGTGATAGTAACTTCTTCTAGTTCGTCAGCAGGATCGATGTTTATTTGCGGTGCATCTACATCAACAACGCCGGCATCAATCAGGTTCGGTTCGCTAACTGTTAATGGTCTGTCTTGTATTCTGTTTCCTTGTACCGTAACTTCTTCTAATGGCTCTTCGGCATTAGGATCAGAGCCAGGTTGTAATTTAGTTTCGTTTGCTCTTCTTGCTAATATTGTAAATTCTGGTAGCGTGTCACCCGGTTGTGTAGTTTCGATAGCACCGGGTATGCTGATAGGCGTGGTAGATGCATCTTTTCCTTTACCTGCTGTTCCAGGAGTTCCTGTACCTGCATTATTTGCACTTTCTGTTGACTGTGTTGTTGCTCTTTGTGCTTCTCTAAATGCGGTATTAGCTTTAGTTGCTAGAGGTATTAAACGTTGTTGTAAGCTTTGAAATTGTAGCAACAATGATTTTGCTTGATCAGCTTGTGCTTTACACCCTGCCTTAGTCGCTTGTGAGATAAACTGTGTTAAATATGAAACGATTAAATCAACTTGGCCGGCATCTACGTTAAGGGCGTTTGCTATGCTACTTAAAGAGCCGATATCAGCCGGCAATGATCCCGAACCGCGTGATATACTTTGATTTGCGCGATTGGCATAGCCAGCAAAATCGCCTCGTTGGTCATCAAGTTCTTTTTGAAAATCTGCACAAGTTGCCATTGTTTTACGTCCGTATTGCTAGTATAAATAGCATGTCTGTGTGTATTTATCGCCCTAAAAATCACCAATTTTTACTATAGGACTTGACATTCATCGTCGGGCGTTGTATCATTTTTACAACACTTTTATAAGAGGAATTATGTCTACAGCAAAGAAACCAGTAAACTACCTAAACAATAAAGATATTCTAAAAGAAATACACGCAAGCAAATCAAGTTATTGCTGCTATAGCCGTCAAGAATATCATCAATATGATCTAATTATCGACATGCCACAAAGCTCATTAGAGAAGTCATTAGATCAATTATCAAGACCAAAAAACATAAAAGCTGCTAGAGAAGCAAGGGCAGCAAGAATTTTAGTCCAGACCGGAGAAGAGGTCAAGCTAAAGGACATCCCAGTAACCGATCTAGTATTTCGTGTCATGACTTGGGATCATATTCCAGTCAGCCCAAAACAACCACGTAAGGTCGTAAAGAAAAAGACTGCTAAAGACATCCTCGAATTTGATGACGTTGAAGATGAAAATCTATTTGAAGATTTAGAGATTGAAGAAACGAAGGATGATGTAGATGACATGGTTCATGTCAAGGTCAACTTTCCTCCTTTCCAACATTATAAGTTAGACGAAAACAATAGTGCTGTATGTGTTGGCAAGAGTCACTGGAAGGGTGGCGTCAAGACCGGAGAGTTCAGCAAGGATCATGGTAAGATTACAGACAAGTTAGCAAGAATGTTCATCATGCTTTGTGAAAAGTATGCCATGAAATTCAATTGGCGCGGATATACTTACAACGATGAGATGCGCAATAGCGCCATTCTACAGTTGACTTATGTTGGATTGCGTTTCAATGAAGCAAAGAGTGCTAACCCATTCGCATATTACACAGCAGCTATCACAAATAGTTTCTGCCGTGTATTGAATACCGAAAAGCGTAATCAAAACATCCGTGACGATATTTTAGAAATGAATGGATTGAACCCAAGTTTCACTCGTCAAATGGCTGGAACAAAATTCAATCAGTATGAAGAATAACCAAAAAAGTTGAATAGAATCAATAACTTACATATAATAACTAGATGTCCAACTTATTCAAGAAGGCAGCAGTATTTACTGACATACATTTTGGTCTGAAGTCAAACAGTCTTGAGCATAATCAAGACTGTTCAGATTTCGTCGACTGGTTTATACAGACTGCCAAACAAGAAGGCTGTGAGACCTGTCTTTTCTTAGGTGATTACAATCACCATCGTGCAAGCATCAATATCCACACAATGCAGTATGGCTTACGTGCCCTCGAAAAACTAAATGATGCATTTGACACGGTGCATTTCATTCCAGGCAATCACGATTTATATTATCGTGATCGTAGAGATATTCATAGTGTTGAATGGGCAAAACATTTATCAAATGTTCATATTGTCAATGATTGGTTTAGTGAAGGTGATGTGACCATCGCGCCTTGGATCGTAGGAGACGAATATAAGAAACTGTCAAAGTTCAAAACAAAGTATTTGTTTTCGCATCTTGAACTGCCACACTTCTACATGAACGCAATGGTTGAGATGCCTGATCTTGGTGAGATCAATGATAACCATGTATCGGGATTTGAACAAGTTTATAGTGGTCACTTTCACAAACGACAAGCACGTAAGAACATTTGGTATATGGGCAATGCATTCCCACATAACTATGCTGATGCAGGTGATGATGCTAGAGGTATGATGATATTAGAATGGGGTCGTGACCCAGTATTCAAATCATGGCCACAACAACCTGTATTTCGTGTTTATAAACTAAGTGATATATTAGAAAATCCTGAGGGATTATTATTGCCAAGAGCAAGTGTCCGTGTGCATCTTGATATTGATATCAGCTATGAAGAAGCGAACTATATCAAAGAAACACTGATACCAAAACATCAACTACGTGAAATGGCATTGATACCAATCAAACTAGAACAACATCAATTGGATCTTGCCCCAGGTGAGTTGAAATTTGAAAGCGTTGATCAGATAATAACAGATCAAATCAGTAATATTGAAAGTCAATTTTATGACAATAAATTATTACTAGAGATTTATAGGAACTTATGATTCATCTAAAGAATATCACATTACGAAACTTTTTAAGTATCGGCCAAGTCACGCAGGCTGTCAACTTTGACAGCAAAGAACTAACATTAATTCTTGGTGAGAACCTAGATCTAGGTGGCGATGGCGCACGTAATGGCACTGGTAAGACTACATTGATTCAGGGATTAAGTTATGTATTGTTCGGTACTCCAATCAACAACATACGTAAAGATAATCTAGTCAATCGCACTAATGGCAAGGGCATGATGGTCACACTAGAGTTTAGTGTGAATGGTGTTGATTATAAGATTGAGCGTGGTCGCAAGCCAAACATACTAAAATTTTATGTAGATAATAAAGAAGAAGAATGTGTCAACGATGCTCAAGGTGAGAATAAGGAAACACAAGAGCATATTGAACGTGCTATAAACATGACACCCGATATGTTCAAGCATATCGTTGCATTGAATACTTATAGCGAACCGTTTTTGGCTATGAAAGCCAATGATCAACGTAATATCATTGAACAGTTGCTTGGTATCACACTACTCAGTGAAAAAGCGGATCTAATCAAAGAACAAATCAAAAGTACAAAAGATAAAATTACCGAAGAAGAATATAAGAACAAAGCGATTGAAGAAGCCAATAAACGTATACAAGAACAAATCGACAATCTAAAGCGCAGAGCAAAACTGTGGGATACTAAGCACGATGAAGATTTGCAAAAACTACGTGACGATTTAGAGGAGTTACAAAAGATTGATATTGATCTTGAATTGCAAGGTCACAAAGACCTTACCCTTTATAATCAGCGAAAGAAAGATCACGCAGACTTAGATAAAAGCATCAATAGAACAGAAGATGACAACAGTAAAGAAGAAAAGTCACTAAAGAAAATAGTAAAAGAATTAGAACAACTACAAGACCACAAGTGTTATGCTTGTGGTCAAGATTTCCATGATGAAAAACATACGAAGGTTGTAAAAGAAAAAGAAAAATCAAAGCGTGAGTGTGAAAAGAGCATCAAGGAATATACTGAATTATTAGTAGAGCTAAAGAAAGCTAAAGAAGAATTAGGCCCTATCGGCAAGCAACCTAAGCTATATTACGATACAGAACAAGAGGCGTTCCAGCATCGTAGTCTAGTTGACAGTTTAGTGAAGTCGATAGACGAAAAAGCTAACGATGTGAACCCGTACAACGATCAAATAAGTGAAATGGAAAACCAAGCACTTCAAACTATATCTTTTGATAAGATCAACGAATATTCAAGATTGGTCGATCATCAAAAGTTCTTGCTTGACTTATTGACAAGTAAGGATAGTTTTGTGCGAAAGAAAATTATAGACCAAAACCTCAGTTATCTCAACGCAAGACTCACACACTACTTGGACAAGATAGGTCTGCCTCATCAAGTTATATTTTTGAATGACCTGTCGGTTGAGATAACTGAACTTGGACGCGAATTAGATTTCGATAATCTTAGTCGTGGTGAACGCAATCGTTTGATTCTTGGCTTATCATTTGCTTTCCGTGATGTATGGGAAAGTTTATACAGACCAATCAATACATTGTTCATCGACGAATTGATTGATAGTGGATTAGATAGCATTGGTGTTGAAAACAGCATGGCTATTCTCAAGGACATGAGCCGCAATCGTAATAAGAGCGTATGGCTAGTCAGTCACCGTGAAGAATTAGCAGGTCGTGTGCCTAGCGTATTGAAAGTAGTGAAAGAAAATGGATTTACTACGTATAATACTTGTCATGATTTGGCATAAATTTTTCAGTCACACTTACAAGAGATAAAATATAGTCATGCCTAATCCACAAAAGCAAAAAGGAAATAGTTTTGAGAGAGAAGTCGCTACTTTTCTCAGTGAATTGTTTAACGAAAGTTTTATACGTGCGCCTGGAAGCGGTGCATATGTAGGTGGAAAAAATCAAGTTCGTACACAAATCTTACACGAAGGACAGATACGCAGTTTCAAGGGTGATATTGTCCCTGGACAAAGTTTCAATAAGATGAATGCTGAATGTAAGAGTTACGCAGATTTCCCGTTTCATTTAGTTCTGACTGGTCATTGTAAAGTATTAGATGCGTGGTTAGATCAGATGATGTCTGTTGCTGAAAATGATGACCTAAATATATTGTTTATGAAATTCAACAGAAAAGGAAAATTTGTTTGTGTGCAAACATCTCTAACATGGGTGACAGATCAATTTTTATATTATACAAGTGAAAAACACAAAGATTGGATAATAATTGAATGGGATCATTTCTTTAGGCTCAACAAAGACCTTCTTAAAACATACTGTTCTGGTATAAAAGACATCAAGTCAACAAACATTGTAGAAATCAATACTTTAGTCAATACAAACAATTAGTCTGATAGGGGTGCCCTATCCTCCTTGAGCAAGTCTAGTTTACTAGTCACCTGCGGATCTGGAGTAAAGACACATATTAATATGTGTCGAATACCGAGTGGGCAATCGACAGGTTTGCGAACCCACAATGAGTACATATCTTATTTCGTTTTGCTGATATGTAACATGCGTTGCAGTAGATGATGAGTCTACAACTACAGTCCATAAACTTTACAGTGCAACCGGTAGCGTGATACATCACAACAGGGTAGTGTCACGGGAACAAACGACATGGGTAATGGGCAGGCAAGTCCTTTATTGATGGTAGTGCTGAATAGCACTACCATGGGTTCAAAGCGGCAAGTAATATAAATCCTTAAATAATAAAACTACTGAGTGAGCGATAGCGAACGAAGTGTTGTCCGAAGGACAACTTAAAAGTAATTTAATCCAGTTTTCTTAACCGTTTCCATGTGTTCTTCTATAATCTCATTGATGAATTTTCTTTCGGAATTAGACATGTTAAGGATGTCTTGGTAACTAGCACCACCGCGAAGATGCCAAGCCATGGATAATGCTGATTTTTTAATGCCCCCGACTTCTGTTTCCATACTTTTAATTAACTTCTCAACCTCATCGGGGGTTGCGTTTAGAAGCCTTAGCCGAAAAAATCGCTAGCGTTCAATGTGAAGGGTTGTTTATATTCATGGCTGCATCCGGCGCATTGAATATCTAATGGTTTTAATTCTGTGCTTGCTTTGAGATTAGTATTATAATCTCTCATGGTTTCATACATGCCAGCATCACAATTACGTAGGAAATCTAAAATAAAATCTTTCTCACGCACAACACCATTGGGGGTTTGGATATATTCTATTGATTTTGAAATCAATTGCATGGTTATATCAGTGATGCTTTTGATAGCTACTTGTGTTGCAGCTATTTTTTGCTTTTCATCTTGAATCTTTTCAATCTCAGCAAAACTCTTTTGAACATCAAATTGACCCAATGCCGCTTCATTCATCTCGGCATAAGTCATTGGTTTAAATTTTATGGATAAATTATTAATTTCTAATTTTTGATCGTAGTTACCCTGTTTTAAAGTTTGTAAAACATTGACTAAATTTACTCCATACGTATTTGTTTCTTTACATGAAGGACATGATGTAGTGACATCTAAGGTAGTATCGCCGCCGGCAGCTCTTATACCGATCAATATTGCGTCTAGATCGCTTGTTGTCAATCTCCAAGGATCTTTAATATTTGGTAAGCAACTTTTAATCACATCCGCAACAGCATTGCCGTTGAACAATGCATCAGGCGTTCTTAATGATATTTCATCGATTGCTGTCATAGGATAAACCGGCAATTCGCCGTTTTCCGGCATGTCTATCACATCAGGGCTATAGTCTTTACCCCTACTAGGTAGATTGATAAACACGGCTGGTCTACGGAAGTACTGTTTTAGCGGATTATTGTCCATATATTAAACCTCTTTAAATTTGGCATTTTTGCCAATTATAAATATATAAGTTGAGATATTTATAATTAGGTAAAATACCCATAAAAAATGACACCCGAACAATTACAAGACCTGTCCAATAATCTAAACGATCTACGTGCAGCTATTAATCAAATAGCAGGTGCAAGTAGCATCATGGCTAATAGTCTTAACAGAACTATACAGGGTTTAGGACAAGTCGATCCTACATTTAGACGAGCGGCATCAGCATTAGACGAAAGTGTTAATAGAACAAGACAAGCAGGAAATGCTATTCAACAAGAACAGCAGGTTGCAGCTCAAACAATTAGAAGAAATGCACAAGATCAAGAAAATGCTACTAGGGGTTATGTAGCATCTTTAAGAACTTTAACTAATGGACTAACATCGGCAACAGCTAGTTTGCAAAATCTATCTGGGATAGCGCAAATTGCAGGTAATTCAGTTTCTTCATTAGGTATAAAAATGGGCGCTGCCGGGGATAAAGCTGATGCGCTTGGAAGATTTGTTACCGGTATCGGCGAGAATATTTTTAAACAAGCGGAAGCATATAACGCTTTAAAAAACTCATTGCAACGAATGGGTGCTGCAGGAGAACATACAGCATCTAGCCTATACCAGTACGGTAAAGCAGCAGGATTATACAGTGAAACATTAGGTTACATGCTCGGCCCAATAAAAGCATTGGGTACTAATATAATATCATTAGGAAGAGGCGCTGGCGATGCTCAAAGAGCATTCATGGAGATGCTCCAAGTCAGCGATGACCAAAGAGCAATGTTTGCTCGTTTGGGCATGTTTCAAGAAGATTTAATTGCTAGACAAGCAGATTATGTAGCACAACAACAAGCAGCTGGTATCAGTATCAGGAACATGAATACTGATATGCAAAGTTTGCGTAAAGCAAGCCTTGACTATGTAAGAAGTTTATATGACTTGAGTGCATTGACCGGTCAATCAATCGAACAAGAAAGAGAAAAACAAAAAGAGGCTGTTTACGAACGTAGATTAATGACCGAAATGTTCGCTAAACAAGCGGAAGCTGCTCGCTTAAGAAGAGAAGCCGATCAAGCTGAAGCGTTAGGCACTCCGGAAGGTTTAGAAGAGGCAAGAAGAAAACGCGGTGAAGCGGCAGCGTTAGATAGACAAGTTCAGGCACAAGAAAAATTAATAAGATCATTAAGCGAATTGCCAAAAGAAATGCGCGATGGCATTATCGGGGCAATGACAACAGGCGGTATAGTTAATGAAGGTGCAGAAGTACTAGCACGCCAGGGTGTTCTTGATGACATCTTAGAAATAACAAGTAACCTAAAAGAACGTGCGGAAAGAGGAGAGCAAGTCGATCCAGAAATGGAAGCCCAACGCATTATGCAATTGATCGGTGAGGGTCAAGCACAAAATGCTGAAGTATTAAAAAATGCATTGTTAGTAGGCGGCGACGAACTTGCTAGAAAATTAGGTTTTAGTATCAAAGATATAGAATTTGCTAGAGATCAATTAGGTAGAGATCGCCCAGCAGAACTTGAAGCAGCCAGACGTAGAAGAGAAGCAGCAGAAGCCGGAGGTCAAGATTTAGTTTCTGATACTGCCGCAAGATTGCAAGGACTTTCTATCGCATTAAATCAAGCCGGAGAAGAACTAACTGCTGCAACTAGTCCCTTTATTCAAGGATTTAATTTAGTAACAAATGAATCTGTAAGAACAGCAGGTGCAATACAATCTTTAGGAGAAGCTGCTGTTGATGCTATTGGTAAAATAGCCTCAACAACACAGGGTTTGTTACAAAATGCAGCAAATGCAAGTGATAAATTTTCAGGAATACCAACTCAAGGAGGTAGCAGTACAATAGGACGTAGACTCCCTGTTGATCAACAGGGTACAACACCTTCGCCTGTCGCACCAGTTGCAGCCCCTACCACACAAGAAACACAACCTCCTACTACACCAGCTGATACTACGCAGGTTGCGCCTACTGCCACAGCTACACCTGTACCTACATATGCCCCTATCACTGTTGAAACAAATTTAGGAAATAGAATCACATTAAATGCAGGTGCTGTTGGAAAAATTGCAGGACAAATTAAAGAAGGAAAAAATAGAGACCAATTAAGAGGGGAAATAAGAAAATTAATTGGTAACAACACAAATTATAATCAAGCAACTATTGATAAAATTATTGATAAAGTTGCTGAAGTTGCAAATTTACCTAAACCAGCTGGAAGTGCCGCAACAGCTACACCGACTACACCTGCAGCACAAGTTCCGACACAAGTACCAGAAGCTGTGCCGACTACACCTGTAACGGAAGTTCCGACACAAGTACCAGAAGCTGTGCCGACTACACCTGTAACGGAAGTTCCGACACAAGTACCTACAGTAGCACCGTCTACTACCAATGCTCCACCGGTAACTGGTGCAAGACCTGAACCAGCTACAGTTGCTAGACCTAGCCCAACTGCTACAGGTACACAAAGACCTCGAGTAACAACACCTGCCGCCGGCACTGTTGCACCTAGAGATTTAGACGTATCAACTCCTAAAGTAATTGATACTGTAAGCTCAGAACAACGTAATTGGCAAAATCGTGAAAATGAGTTACGTAATCGTTTAAGCGATATGGTGCGTAATAAAAAATCAATCACTAAAGATCAAGCAAATCAGATTTTAGATTACTATGATACATTAAAAGATAAGCCAGGTGCTATACCAACTGTTGATCAAATTATTCAGAATTCTGGAGCGTTGCGTAGACCTACTACGGCGACAACAGCGCCAGTCAATACAAATGGCGCCCGCCCAGAAGCAGCACCTAGAGTACAGGCAAATTTACGTAGACCTAGAGAGGTAACTCCGCCGGCTGATTTAGCAAGAAGAGCTGGATATAGAGAAACATTACCTGGTAATGTTAATACTTCATTACCTGAAATGATAGAAGCAGGATTGCCACCAAGCGCATTACGCGGCAGCGGTATACAAGAACCGTTAGGGGGCGACAGAGATCCAGGAACATTTGACACGCACGGCGAAGGTGCTCAAATCGATCCAAGATTATTGACTGCTGTAAATCAATTAGTAGCAATGTCAGGAAGCGGAGCTGCTCCGTTTAAGATTTCGCATTTGACAGCACTTAATGACTATTATCATAACGTGAATTTACCGGGTAGTCAACATACAAAAGGTAGAGCGGTAGACTTTAAATTAGACTTGCCGCCGGGACAAGAAGCACCTAGCGAAAGACAATTTCAAGAACTATCAAATTTCATGAAAGGAACTTTGGGTTTTGATGTCGTAATCAACGAATATAAACAAAAATCAAGGGGATGGAACGGTCCTCATATTCATGCTCATTTTAATGACCCAGAAACAACAATGATGGGAGGGGACAATTATCAAGCACCTACTGATATGCTACAAGCAGCATTAGGTGGAATAGCATCAGGACCAAAATCAGGTTTCCCCATTATGCTGCATGGTAATGAAATAATTGTTCCATTAGATCCAAACAGCATACTTGCTGATTTAGGAAAAAAATCGCAGGAACAAATCAAAACAGAGATGTCAACTTTCGATAAATCTGTTGCTACAGAGAAGTTAGATACTACGATGTTTAGAGATATAGCAAGACAGAATCAGCAATTGATGGAAATGTTAGGAATTAAATTGGATAACGTAATTAATAAACTAGATACGGGTAATGATACTCAAAGCAAGATATTGCAATACAGTCAGGCATAACAATAAATACTTAATAACCTAAAATAATATTATGCCATATAAAAGAAAGTTTATAAACAAATCGGGTATTAGCAGCCCAATATCAGGCGCCAATAGTAATAGTGGTGCTTGGAATGGCGGTCCAGGGCAAAACAATAGTAGTACTGATGGCTGGAATAATAATGATTTTGGTTATAAAAATTACATGTCACGTTTGCCTGAAGTTTATACAGGTCATCCGAACAGAATTGAACGTTATAATCAATATGAAATGATGGATGTTGATGCTGAAATTAACGCATGTTTAGACATCATCAGCGAATTTAGCACACAGAAAAACGAACATAATAAAACACCATTCAATTTACAGTTTAAACTTGATCCTACACCACATGAAATCAATATTTTAAAAGAACAGTTACAGCAATGGTGTAAACTAAACGAGTTTGATCAAAGAATTTTTAAGATGTTCCGTAACGTAATCAAGTACGGAGATCAAGTATTTGTGCGCGATCCAGAAAACTTTAAGTTATACTGGGTCGATATGGTTAAAGTAATTAAAGTCATTGTCAATGAAAGTGAAGGTAAACTTCCAGAACAGTACGTATTAAAAGACTTAAACATTAATCTACAAAACTTATCGGTAGCACAGAAAACAAATACTGATTTTGCTGCTAATCCAGCAACAGGGCTAGGTGGTACAGGTGGGGGCACTAATACTCCATACACGGTACCTGCTATGCCATATAATACGTCTGGTAGCCGTTTCACATTAGGTCAGAGTGAAAGTGCTATCGACGCGAAACATATAGTACATCTAAGTTTAACAGAAGGACTTGATCGTTTCTGGCCTTTCGGTCAGTCCATATTAGAAAACATTTTCAAAGTTTACAAGCAAAAAGAACTATTAGAAGATGCTGTATTGATATATCGTGTACAACGTGCACCAGAACGTAGATTGTTTAAGATTGACGTTGGTAATATGCCAAGTCACATGGCTATGGCTTATGTTGAACGTATTAAAAATGAAATACACCAACGTAGAATTCCATCAGTTTATGGTGGTCAATCAATCGTAGATGCTACATATAATCCACTGTCAATGAACGAAGATTACTTCTTCCCAGTCACCGCAGACGGTCGCGGATCATCAGTAGAAGTTATGCCAGGCGGACAGAATCTAGGTGAGATTGACGACCTACGTTATTTCAATAACAGATTAGCACGTGGTTTACGTGTACCAAGCAGTTATTTACCAACTGGTCCAGACGATAGCCAAACACCATTAAGTGATGGTCGTGTTGGTACAGCGATGATACAAGAATACCGCTTTAATCAATATTGCGAAAGATTACAAAGTTATATCGCTACAAAATTAGATGAAGAATTTAAGTTATTCTTGCGCTGGAGAGGTTTCAATATTGATTCAGGATTGTTCCAATTAGAATTTAATCCGCCGCAAAATTTTGCCGCTTATCGTCAGAGCGAGTTGGATACAGCGAGAGTAAACGTATTCAGTTCAATTGAGCAATTACCTTATATCAGTAAGCGTTTTGCAATGGAACGCTTTTTAGGTCTTACCGAAGATGAAATCAATAAGAACGAAAAATTGTGGCGTGAAGAGAACGGTAAAGAGGCACTTGAAGAACCATCGGGTAGCGATCTACGCAGCGTAGGAGTAAGTGTCAGCGATATTCAAACAGACACAGAGACCGGTGAACAAATGACAGAACCAGAACAGGGTGCAGAGCAAGGCCCTGAAGTAGCAGGCCCAGTCACTGCAGGTGGACCAACAGGCGCACCAGGTGGCACAGCAGCACCAACTACCCCAGCTACTCCTGCAAGTCCTCCGGCATAAATAAAATTATGATATTATCAGGCATATCAATCTCAGGTGGTGGATTAAGCTTACAAATACCAGGTGCAGGGCCTCAACCTGTTTTTGGTGGTACTAGTTATGGGTATACTGGTACAAGTTCGGTACCAGCTATAACAAGATACCCATATGCCTCAGATGCTAACGCAACAGGTGTAGGCTCGCTACAATCGCCTGGAATGGGTAGATGCTCAAATCCGGGTCAAGCAAGCGAAACTAATGGATACTTAGCAGGCAGTACCGCAATAAGCAGCGTGTCTGAAAGACGTTGGATACAAAAATATTCATACGCTACAGGCACACAAAATGCTACTGTCACCGCATTGTTGACTAATGCAGGTAAATATGATACTGGGGGCGCGAGCTCCAAGAGTCAGGGATATGGTTATGTATTAGGTGGTGACACCGGAAATCCTTCCAATACATTTGAAAAATTTAGTTTTAGTGCGGACACAAATGCTGTGGCTGTGGGAGTACTGGATGGATTTACCGGCGGCTATAATTTAGGTTTTTCAAGCCCTACCAATGGGTACAGCTCAGCCGGCACATCTATTAGAAAATTTCCGTTCGCCACAGATTCAAACGCAGTAGTGTCTGCAACGAATTCAATGAGTGCTGCTTATTTTAGTAATAGTTCCGAAACCAATGGTTTCATAAGTGGGTCAGGTCAAGATGTTGTTGAGATAAAACGCTTTAGTTTTACTAGTGACACTAACGCTGCTAATGTGGCTTCTCTAGTCAGACCAACCACCGGCGGCTCGGCAATT